GTCTTTCACCTTGTCGTAGCAGATGCCGATGTCTATCTGGCAGCATCGGAGTATGTGCTGGAACAGGTGCAAGTAGTCGGCAAAACCCTCGAAGTATTGGAAATTGTCGGTCTGCTTGCTGTGTCCGTGACGCACACATACCCACCAGTGGTCGAGTTGCGTGTGGTCAACGCAGATGTCAATGCGTTTCTCGCTGTCCTCGTATATCCACTCGTTAGGTGCGACGCTCGAAGCAAATCCGAGAGCCGTCAGCAACTTCTCCGACATCCGCATGGGGGCAATGCCTCGCATGGTGTGCGATTCAAGTCCGTTGCCCTTGCCCTGGTAGATGGTGATGTCCTGCTGCCCGAATGAATAAGTGATGCCGCTTGTGCTGACTATCTCAACGGGCTTTCCCTTGCGTAGTACGATGTCGCCTACCATTAAGTCGTCTGATTTCATGCTCGTTCCTCCATTTCTTTTTCAAAGGCTCTCACAATCGTCGTGATGTTCGTTTTCGATGTTTCAAAACGCTCCATGACTTCACGCAGTTTTTCGATTGCAAATGCTTTCGTTTCCCGAATGGCATCCTTGCGGTAGTAGTCGAGCGCACCGCATGGCATTTCCTCAGTGATGTCGCGCTTCTTAACAAGTCCGCGCTCAAACTTCAGCCCGTTGTCGTGCAGAGCTTTGATGTAACCATTCATAAATGAAAGACTGACTTCACAGAAATGATCAGTCACATAGCCTCCCAAAGTAGTGTCCCAACCGTGCATCATGCAGACGTATTTAGCGTAGATGTCTGTCACCTCTTTCAGGTCAAGCATTTCATCGACGCGAGTCATGCGGTCTTGTAGTTCTTTCTCCAAATCGTTGACGGCTTTTTCTCGTTTCCGATTCTGCCACCATTTCTTGATGATTTCCATGTGCTCATAGTTCTTGATAAATTGTTTGTCGTTACTTGATTCTCTCTATTTCCTCCGCTGCCGCCTTGGAGATACCCATCATTGGGAAGTGGAAGGCGACGTAGTTCTCAATCTGTGCGCCGCGTGACGCTTGCCAGCCTGGCAGCATGGCGATGCCGTCGGCACGGGTCATCAGCAGCAGAAGGTCGTAGCACAGCACCGCAGCATACGCCAGCCGCTTGCCCAGCACCCACTCCATCGCCCTGTAAATCCACGGCCAGCGACAGGCCCACACCCTACAGGGGTTAATGCACCCGTACCCATGCCGCCGCAGAATCATCTCCGCCTCCCCGAACCGCCGCACATAGTCAGCCCGCTCCACCCCGGACATTCCGCCCGACAAATAGATTCTACGCTTGCTCATGTGGCTCAAAGTTTTTAGGGTCTTTCCAGAACTCGTGCGGGTCGTAGCCCGTCATGTCGATGACCAACTGCCGGAGCCGCTGGCCGTACTCCACGGCTCGCTTCTCGTCGATGCGTCCCGCCTTGATGCCGATGTTCGATGCCACATGCTGAAAGATGAGCACGGCGTTCATCAGGTCGCGCGGGAAATACGTCAAGTCGTAGGCCCACTGGTCAGCATCCGCCGTCAGCATGATGTTCGCCCACTGGTTGATGCCCTCGCGGATGTGCTTGTTCACCTCCGCAATCTGCGCCTTCCTTTCGTCGTTTTCTTTGTTTTCTGCCATAATTCATTAAATTTGTTTAATTCGTGTAATTAGAGGTCGAATAATGTCTTGGTACGTTCCAATCGGTTGTCGATGAGCTTGCAATACTCAGGAGAAATCTCAAAGCCGAGATAATGCCTGCCGAGAGCACGGGCAACGTATGCCGTTGTGCCACTGCCCATGAAGGGGTCGAACACGATGTCACCCTCATTCGACCATGATATTATATGGTCGCGTGCCAATAGATTCGGAAACGGTGCCGGATGTCCTGTGCGCTCGATACCGCAAGCATATTCAAAGATGTTGCTATGATATTTCGTTTCGTGTGTCGCCATGAATACTTTCCCCTCTGGTGATCGCATTGCCTGTTTGTTGTCGATTACCCGTCTGCGTTCGCTTCCGTAACTTTCGACCTTTCCGGCATTCTTACACTCTACCTTAATAGGATTGAATGTCTTCGGCCTGCCCTTGCTGAATACGAACATATACTCGAATGCTTGCTCGTATCGGTTATGTGTCAAAGGAATGTAATTCTGCTTCTGGTATATCATCGTATCATGTAATCGAAAGCCTATATCCATAAAGAATAGTGCTTGCCTGAATGATGTGCCAGTTTCGCTTCCATTCTCCACAGCGTCGTTGACTACCCACACAACCACGCCGCCCTGCTTTGTCACTCGGTACAATTCCCGTGCGATGTTCTCGAAGTCGAAGCAATAGCCGTTGTATGTCCGCAGGTTGTCGTATGGTGGTGATGTCACCGTGAGGTCAACGCTCTCGGCTTCCATTTGTCGCATCCCCTCCAGGCAGTCCATGTTGTAGATACGGTCAAGCTCAATCTCCATAATTCGTTCAATTCGTTTAATCCGTTGTCTTTATTCACTCACTTTCCCTTCACCTAAATCAAAGCAATATAAAGCGTCCAAAAGTCCATGAACGGGGTCTATCTTGTTGCTGTGGCCTGCCCCTTTCACGATGCGCCTGATGGGTGGGTCGCCCTTACTCTCCACGGCGCAGTTGCCGAAGCACCAGGGAAACAGGGGACTGTCGGAAAACTCCATCCATGCGTCCAGGCTGAGCATCTTCTCTTCCAGTTCGGTGATGCGGGGGTTCTGTGTGAATGAGGTCTGACTGACGGGTATCACCATGTGCTGGATGGCGTCGGCAATGTCCTTGGTTGACATACCCTCGCGCTTCTGGAAGAGCGTTTGCAGCCACGCCTTCAGGTTGTTGATCGGGGTGAGCGATTGTGCGGGGTCGTAGCCGAAGTAGTAGATGTTGATGCCCTTCTCCACCAACTCCGCGATGCGGTTGATGGCGTAGGCACTGTCGAACACCTCACCGGGGCATACGTGCAACCATCCCTGCTCAATCCACTGCTCATAAAGCGGTTGGTTCGGGCTTTCCTTCATGGTCTTCTCCAGCACCCAGCAGTCGGTGTCAACAAAAAAGCGGCCCTTCATGGTGTCGCTCGGTAGCCAGTCAACAGCCATATAGGTAATGGCAAAGAGGTCATCTCCCGAAGAGAAATCGAGGCCACAGAATACGTGCCACCGCTCGCGGCCCTGCCCGTCGATGAACTGGCAGTCGTCTATGCGCTTGCCGCCGCTGGTCTGTAACTGTCTGATGCGGTCGCCAGTGATCCACTTCTGAATGCGCCCGGTCTGCCACATGTTGAAGTCCTTGGTCAGCACCTCCTGTTTGGTGTCCTCGGTGCCGGTGGCGGCTTCGTGGAGCCGTTCGCGGTAGTAGGTGGGCTGGACGGTGGTGCCGATGGAGCGGTTCACCTTCTTGAAGAGTTCGGGGTCGTCGAGTTTCGTCAGGTCGTCGGTCAGCTCCCATTTGTCGAGTTGCAAGAGGAATGCGCACCATTTATCTTCTTCCGTGCGGTAGGGCTGTCCGAGCGGATAGTCCAACTCTTGCAACAGCGATGCTTCCACCTGCTCAATCTTGGTCTTGTAGGGGCCTTCCTTGATGCGTCCGGCGGTGGTGGTGTGGAGCAGCAACTTCTCACGACGCGGACCCGTTGAGCCCCAACACGTATCGACTGCCGCTTGCATGTCTGAGTGAGCGTTGACGTAGCTCGCCTGTCCGTGCTCGTCGGCATGAACCACCGAGGCATAGAGTCCATCCTTTGAGGTCTTGCCCGCTGCCATGCACTTGATTTCGCCCTTCATCGGGTGTCCCGGTTGCCAGTTCAGTCCGTTGCGGGTCATGCGGAAGTATTTGCCGCCCATGCGGTTCGAGCACGTGGGATCGACTTGCATGGCAAACTCGCGGATGGCTTTGTAGGCTATCTGGCTCTGTTCGCTGCTGTTGGTGCAGATGAGAGCCTGCCCGTTCACGTCGCCAAGGAATCCCACCTCGGTAAAATCGACCGCGCCGCCCAGCTCTGTCTTGCCGCTCTTTCGGGTCAGGAACCAGTGCGCCTCTTGAGTGAGCCGTCGCGTGTCCCACACCTCACCGTCATTTACCCACTCCGTAGGCAGCAGCATGTCGCCCTCGTAGTAGGTGCGCTCCATCGGCACGTCCACCTTGAAAGCGTAAATCTCGAAGATGAGCCACGCCTGAAAAGGCATCAGTCGGACGTGCATCGCTCCGCGAGGGGTTGAGAACTTCAGCCCGCCCTTTACGTGTCGCCCGTTCTTCCACTGTCCCTCGATGGCTCGCAGCGACCGCTTCACCCTTTCGGGGTCGAGGTCGTAGGAGTCCATCAGACGAAACTCCTTGCGGATGCCCAGCAGCTCGTAGAGGTTGGCATGACTGCCGTCGTTGCTGATAGTGTCCTCGATGTAGATAAGCAGTCGCGGGTCGAAGCTGTTCAGACGGTTCACATAGTCTGGCAGATGTGTCCGCAGATCGTCGAGACATTGCGCCTTGGCTTGCCGCAGTTCTTCAAAGTCGTTGGTCATACTATTCCGTCAATAAATTCGTTGAGTTTGTCGGTCGCGTTGTTGCCCGCAGGGTCTTCGGGCTT